CGCAGGTTATGGCGACAACGCAACCGACGTGCCGTCCCCGCTCCGGACTGCTGTCAAGCAGCTTGCGGCTCACTGGTATGAGAACCGCGAACTCGTCAAGACGCAATCGGACCAAAACCAGGCGATGGCACCTGTCCACGTGCAGTCGATCCTGAACCGGTACAAGGTGCGCAAGCTATGAAGAACAGACTGTTTGACATCGGCAAGCTTCGCCACCGTATCTCGCTGTATGCTGTCGACCGTCAGGACGACGGCTCTGGTGGCTTTGATCGACAGGACCCGAGCGGTGCGACCAAAATCCAGGACTACTGGGCGCGTGTCGAGCCAGTCAGCGCGAAGGAACGTCAGTGGGGAGAGCAATTCACCGAAGTGACGACGCACAAGTGCTGGCTCCGCTACAACACGCTCGTGCAGCAAGGAATGATCCTGCGCTATCGCAATGTCGACTACTACATCGAGCAGGCGTATGATCCCGACAACACCCAGGAGTGGCTGTTCCTGACCCTTCGTGAAGGAGGGCCGATGTAATGCCTCGTCTTGATGTCCGCGTCCGCAACCTCTCCTCGCTTCAGGCCAAGGTGAAGCGACTGGATTGGGGCATTCAGGCCGCGGTCATTCGGGCACTGCGTTCACTCGCCAACCCGATTGAGCAGGACATCAAGAAGGAGCTACGTCGAACCAAGTCCGGACCGGTGGTCACTCGGTATCGTCCCGAACGTCAAGTCAAGGTGTCCCGTCCCTATGAGGCTCCGGCCAAAGACATGGGCATGTTGGTCAACTCGATTGATGTTGACGTGGACCCGGCACAGTTCAACCTGACAATCAGTGCCGCGGCTCCCTACGCTCGGGAGCTTGAATACGGCACACGCAAGATGCTACCGCGTCCGTTCCTTCGTCCTGCGCTTGCTCGCTGGCGCAAGGCGATCATCGACGCGATCCACAAAGCGATCAAGGAGGCGGTGTGATGGCCGAAGATGCAAGCGAACAACTGATGAAGGCCCACATTGCCGCACTCCGTGCCGACGCGACACTGCAATCACTTGGTGTGGGAGAACGTGTCTATGACTACGTCCCACGCCGCGAGCAATACCCGTATATCGTCTACCATATCACGGACTCCGATGAATGGGACACGACGACTGACAACGGGGAAGAACACGCCGTCTACGTCCATGTCTGGGATGACAAAGAAGGATCGAAGAGGGCGCGCAAGATCATGCAACGGGTCTATGAGCTGCTGCATGATGTCACGTCCTACTCGCTCACCGACCACAACCTGGTGAATAGCCGGCGCGTGTCTCGGACGATTGATCGAGAAGGGCAACTTTACCATGGCATCGGGCTGTTCCGTGCCGTAACAGAGGAGACCTAACATGGCTGGTCAAAAAGGGAGTGACATCCTCATCAAGGTGGACTCGGACGGCGCTGGTACGTTCGTGACTATCGGCGGGATGCGCTCGAAGTCAATCTCGCTCAACGCCGAGACGGTGGATATGTCGGACTCCGACTCCACCAACAAGTGGCGTGAGCTTCTCGAAGGTGCGGGCATGAAGTCCGCTACCATCACTGGTTCGGGTGTCTTCAAGGACAGCGCCGGGGAGGAAGACGTTCGCGGCTACTTCTTCGCACAGTCCATCGAGGACTTCCAGTTCATCATCCCCGACTTCGGCACCATCGAAGGCGCGTTCCAAGTGTCCGCCATCGACTACGCCGGCGAATACAACGGGGAAGCCACGTTCTCGATGACGTTCGAGTCCGCGGGTGAACTGACCTGGACGGCAGCGTAACGGAGGGCTGGCATCATGGCTGCACTCACACTGCAATCCATTGTCCTCGGAGGTCTCCAACCGGCTTACGCCGCCGTGAACTCCGAGGATACCGTTGTCGTGAACAACGCACAGCGGAACTTCCTGCACGTCAAGAACGGCAGCGGTGGCTCGATCAACGTGACCATCACTGCCGTCAAGACCACCGCTCGTGTGCAGGGCGTCGGCGTCGTGTCGATCTCGGATGAGGTCGTCGCGGTGCCCGCCGGCGAGGAGCGGATCATCGGGCCTTTCACTGAGGCCTACATGGATACCGATGGCACTGTGACCATCGGCTATTCCGGCACCACTTCTGTCACGGCGGGCGTGTTCTCGCTGCCGGCAGGATACTGAAACCAACGGTCGTAAGGAGGATAGACCCATGACCAAAGCAAACAAGCAACGAGGTGAAGTGAAGATCGAAGGTCCCGAGGGCAAGGAATACAAGATGTGCCTCACCCTCGGGGCAATCGCGCAGATCGAAGAGGACCTCGGTGTGGAGAGCCTCACGAAGATCGACGAGGTGATGTCCAAAGCCCGGATGCGGGACGTGCTCACCATCTTCGTCGCTCTCCTCAACGGTGGTGGCAATACCGACATCACCCGCAAGGACATGATCTCCTGGGACGTCACCATCCAGGACCTTATGGACAAGATCCGTGAATGCTTCAACGCTGCCGGCTTCGAGAACGAAGAAGACGATGGCAAGAAGGAGGAAGGTGACGAGGGAAACTGACGGGCAGCCGCCCGACGCCATGGGAATACTGGATGAAGGTCGCCTTTGGGCACATCCACTATACTCCCGATGTCTTTTGGGGGATGAGCCTGCGGGAATGGCAGGCCGCCCTCAAAGGATACATCCAAAAGGAGTATGGCGAACCTGAAACCCCCATGACCTCGAGTTCGCTGCAAAAGATGATGAAGGAGTATCCGGATGATCGGCCGGCTGATTGAAAGACTATTCGTCCAGGTGCGGGCAGACATGACTGATCTGTCTCGCGACCTCAGCCAGGGTATGTCCCAGACCCGGGCCGCCACACAGAGCATGGCTTTGTCGTGGAACCAAGTGAGCGATCAAGTGGCGTTGCTCACCCGGAAGCTCGAGCGTGGCAAGATCACGCAAGGGCAGTATACCTCCGAAATGAACAGGCTCGCGTCGACCATGAAAGTCGTCGCGGGCTCGTATCGTGAGGCGCAGAAGGAAGTGTGGGGCTACTCCCGTGCTGCCCAAGCTGCCGCTCGACAGGCTGCTGTCGTCATGGACCCCACACCCGTCCGAGCATTCGCACGGTCCGCGGGTCAGGCTCGTATGCAGATGATGAACCTCGGCTACCAGCTGAACGACATCGGCATGACGCTTGCCACCGGCATGAACCCGATGACGGTCATGATCCAGCAGGGCTCTCAGATCGCTCAAATCTATGGTGCCGGTCAAGGCGGCGTCACTCAGCTGTTCAAGGACCTCGGTCGAATGGTGACCGGGCTCGCTCGTCGCTTCTGGCCTGTCGCCGTCGTCATCGGCGCAGTCACCACGGGCATCGCTGCACTGACCAAGTCGATCAACCAGACGACTGACGTTGGCGTGACGATGGGCGACACGTTCAAGGCCGTGTTTCAGGTCCTCGGGGGCTACATCTGGAACCTCATCGAAGGGCCCATGAACGACTTGAAGAATGCGTGGCAGTGGCTACTCGACTTCCTGATCGAGTGGTTCCCAAAGGTGATGAATAAGATCATCGGCGCAGGCGTGTCGGCGGTCCGGATCATCGGCGCAGCATGGGACCTGCTCCCCGACCTGTGGCATGACACGTGGACAGCTGTGCGCAACACCACGCTCGACTTCGTCCAGTCCATCGTCAACTTCATCACGCAGGACATGCTGCAGGGGATCATAAAGGGCATCGACAAAATCCTGCAATCGTTCGTCTTCGCATTTGAGGCCATCAAGATCGTGTGGCAACAGCTCCCCGCGATCATGAAGGACGCCATCGGAGGCGCAGTCAATTGGGTCGTCAGTGGTGTGGAGAAGATGGTCAATGGCGCCATTGACGGGATCAATCAGCTGCTCGCCGGATTGCAGGCACTGGTCAACTTCGTCGGTGCTGACAAGGCGCTTGAGTTCTTCGGGTTCAGCGGCACCCTGCCGACGATCAATGAGCAGGACCTGAGCCGGTGGCGCATGGAAGTGGGCAATGCAGTCAACAACACAACCGAGCAACTCGGTGCTGCTGCTGCCAGGACGTTCAACACGGCGATGCTCGAAGGTATGGTCAACGTGCCTCGTACCGATCTGTCGGGACACATGGGCGCGTTCCGTAACGCCTACGGTGAGCTCGGTCGCCGCATCAATGAAATCCTGTCGGAGTCCATGAACTTCGACTATATGGGCGAGTTCTTCGATGACGTCCGGGCCCAGGCGATTGAGAACGCGCTTGCTCGTATCGCTGCCGGTGCTGAGGACGTGGCTGGTGCTGCGCAACGTGCTGCCGAGGAAGTCAAGACGCTCATGGACGAAATGCAGGAGGGGCTCGAGACAGCGGCTGACAACCTTGCACAGGTCTTCGGCAATGCGTTCGAGCGACTGGCTGAGACGGGACGCTTCACCTTCAGCGACTTCATCAAGGACCTCAACTCGCTCATCATCAAGTCGACTTCCGAGCTGCTTCAGCAAGAGCTGTCCAACCTGTTCCAGTCGTTGGCGACATCGAAAGGGGGCCTCGGTTCACTGTTCTCCAACCTGTTCACGTCACTGTTCGGCGGGGGCAACTTCTTCGGCGCCCGTGCTCGAGGCGGTGTGGAAATGCCGTGGCGGAACTTCATCGCCGGCGAAGAAGGCGCCGAGCTCATCAGCCAGGACGGCCCCTCGGGTGCGCGTCGTGTCAAAACCGCGGGTCAAACCCGGGCAGCAATGATGGGCATGGGAGGCGGTGGCACTCAGGTCAATATGTATGTGCAGACGCCTGACGTGGAGAGCTTCAAGAAATCGCAATCGCAGTTGGCCTCCCGGATGGGCAACTTCATTGCACGAGGACAGAGGAACCAATAATGGCTTTTCACGAGACACGCTTTCCCACCGACATCAGCTTCGGTTCCCGAGGTGGCCCCAAACGCAAAACGGTCATCTCGGTATCGGGCTCGGGATACGAACACCGCAACGCTCAATAGGCGGACTCCAAACGCGTCACTTGGAGCCAGTAGAACACAACCGCTTCGGAGGCGCCGGTCGACGTGGCGACTTCAGGACAAATCGAACGGAACTCACCCAGTTTGCCGGCATCAAAGCAGGCCACCATAACTTTTTCCGACATGCCATGGCTGCGAATGGTTCGGCAGAGATCCTGAACCGTGTTCACCTGGGAACTTTTGATTTCTATGTTCATCCGCGTGTCGGGGAAAGCCTTAAAAACGTCTGCCAGGGTGGGGATGGTAATCCCCCCATCGCGCAGCGGAAAAGAGCCGGCATTGTCCGGTGACCAGCGATATCCGGCATCCAGCTTCTTTAGCTCAGATAAATTGAACCTGTCGACAGCG